GACGCTCTTCCGATCTGGTGTAATCCAGCGCGGTGTTGTACGTGGGCGTGAGCTTCTCGCCGACTTCGCGCTTCAGGTCTCGCAGTCGCGCCTGCGCGACGAGTTCGCGGCCCTGCGTCGCCTGCAATGCCATCGACTGGGTGGCATCGATGCCGGGGGTGGCGGCACTGTTCCGCTCGGCGGTGTGAATCTGTTCGCGCTGATCGTATATCGTCGTCAGAAGCTTTCCCGCGTCCTGCTTGGGAAAGGTCTTGGCAATCATCGCCTTCACGTCTTCGGGACGCGTGATCCCTTTCGCGGTGAGCTTCGGCAGGAAGACTTGTTCGAGCCACTCGACCGGGGAGCTTTTCAGCAGGTCGCTGCCCAGCAGCGCGTTTCCCTTGCCGGCCTGCTTCGGATCGATCAGGCCCAGCGCTTTCATTTGCTGCGTCGTCGCTTTGCTCAGCTTGCCTTGCAGGACGCCGTCGTACAGCGATGCGAGCCCCTTGCCGGCGTCCTTTCCGCCGAGCGTCTGAATGACCGGCTCCATCTGGAAGTAGAACGCGCTCTTGCGCAGTTGCTTCGCCGCGTTACCGCCCGCTTCGGCGAAGTCGTTCCACTCGTCGCCGCTGACGTCGCTGCCGGTCCCCAGCAGCATCTTCCGGACCGCCTCCGCTTCATCGCGGACAGCCCCCTCGTCGTTCACGCCGACGCGCAGCTTGATGACCTTCAGCATGTTTCTCAGCTTCTCGTCCATCTCTTCCGCGTCGTCCTCGCTGAACAGCGCCGCGTTCGAGAAGCTGATCTTCGACAAGGTCGGCAGCGCGATTTTCGCGAGTTGCTCGTCGTGCACCTCCTTCTGTACCTCAGACATGAGATCCAGGTTGTCGGTGGTCGACCGGCCACGTACGTTCAGCGCACGTGCGTACTGCACCGTCTCGGGCGATGCGCCCGCCAGGCGGAGCCGCAGCGCCGCGCTCTCGGCCTGCTTCGCTTCGTCGACCGGCCCGCGTGCCGCCTCGATCACCTTCGTGCCGGCGTTTTTCAGCGCCTGACCGCGCTCGACCAGTTTGGGCACGGCGTTGCGCACCGCTTCGACGCGCTTGCGCCGCCGCGCATCGAACCCGCTCACGCCGGCGTTCATCATCGACGTGCGGGACGCCATGTCCGCGCGCAGCTTGCGCTCGTCACGGGACAGGTTGTGCGTGTCGATACCCGCGCCGGCGAGCTGGGTGCGCATGGCTTGTACACGGCCGGCCTGGTAGTGGTGCGCGGATGCCAGGTTCTCGGCCGCGCGTTGCGCCTTGTTGAAGTCGCTGATCATCTGTTGCGACGGCGAGCGGGTCGCGCGCAGCGACTGGGCGAGCGTGTCGACGCGCTCGCGTGCCGCCGAGAGATCCGATGCCGTATTGGCGAGGCCCTTGCGCATCTCGCGAAACTCGCCGATGCGCTTCTGCGTCGTCCCGAGTTCGGCCAGCTCGCGGCGGGTGTCCTTCAGCGAAGCGGCCAGCCCCCGGTTGCCGGTCAGCATCATTTGCAGGGGCTTCGTCATGTTGTCGACCATGTCGAACATGACGCGCAGTTTCGTGGTGTTGTCCATCGTCGATCGTTTCGCTTATTGGGCGCCGGCACGCACTCGCGCGCGCTCGCGCCAGTCCATCAGCTCGGCCAGGCTGAAGGCGTCCATCACGGGCGGTGTCCAGCCGAACACCGTCGCGATGTCCGCCATCGGGTTTTCTATGCGGTCTGGGAGGCCAGTCGGGATTTCACGGCCTTCGGCATCAAAAAACCGGCGAAGATGCCTCCCAGTTGCACGAGGTCGGCCGGGTCGATGTTGGCGACGTCGGCTTCGGTCAGCATCGGCGAGCTGATGCGCGGCAGCACCTTCGACAGGGCGGTCACGTCGAGGCTGACGAGGTCGGACAGCGACACGCCGCGCAGTTCGCCCGATTTCGGCTTGCGCAGCGTGATCGACGTGATCGTCTGGTTGCCGCGCACGAGCGGCGTATCGAGCGTGTGGGTGGCCGGATCGTCCTGTTCGGGCGTCGCGATGGCGGCCACGGCGGGCGCATCGGCCTGCAGGTCGTTCGCGGCGGCGTCGGGTTGCATCGGATTCATGGTGGTCCTGTGTGTGATCTGTCGGGGGAAAGGCGGAGGCCGGCCCGGCCGGCGTAACCGGCCGGGCGGCGGATTACAGCCCGATCGCGTTGCGCAGCGCCGCGAACAGGTCGTTGCCGTTGACCTTCTCGATCATGTTGACGAAGTCGATCTCGATCACGTCCTGGCCGTTCACGGACAGCTTGTAGTAGCTGGCGACCGTCGTGACCTTGAACGCGGTGTCTTCCTTCGACTTCGCGGTACCCGGGTCGATTTCGCTATGGCGGCCGCGGATCACGATCTCGATCGCGTCGACGTGGGTCGAATCCTCGGATTGATAGCCGCCGGCGAAGCGCAGCAGCACGCCGTCGTGTTTCGTGATCGCGTACTGACCGAGCACGGAGCGCATGAAGCCGCCACAGGACCATTCGAGCTGGATCCCTTCCTGCCCGAAGTCGATCTTGATCGGACCGCTCATGCCGCCGCCCTGGTAGTCCTCCATCTTGCGCGTGAGCTTCGGCAGCGTGACTTCGACAACCTGGCCGACGAAGTTCTCGCCGTTCTGGAACAGGTTGAATCCCTTGAGTTTGCGAGGCATACCCATCGTGTTTGACTCCTGGTGAGGCCGGTCGTTACGCGCTTACGCGCGCGGCGAAATCGGCGAGATAACGGTCGGTGATGCGCTGGCGCAGCATCAGGTTTTCGAGCGGCGGAACCGGCGTGTACTCGTAGTCGAGATACGCCTTGCCGGACTTCAGCACGTCCGTCGTGTTCGGCTCCGGGTCGTACCAGGCCGAGCCGCCGATCAGGTAACCCTGCGAGATCCACTCGCGGAACTTGGCGTTGATCGTTTCGATGATGTCGCGCGGCAGCGACGGGTTGAGCGGGCCGTCGATGATGGCCATCTGCGCTTCGGCGATCGAATCGGCGATGACCTGCGCGGTGCGCGTGTAGTTCTCGAACGCGAACAGCGGATCGTCCGAGCACGTGCGCGAACCCCAGAAGCGGAAGCCGTTGCGGTTCACGAGCGTCGTCACGTCCTGCTCGTTCAGGAAGCCCGCGTCCGTCGCCGGATCCTGCAGGTCCCACGACACGTCGGCGCTGATGCCGGTGACGCCGTTCACGCCGACGTTCGACAGCGTCTTGTGCCAGCCCGTGTCGTTGTCGATCTTCGCGCGCAGGCCGGCCGCATACGCGGTGGCCGGCACGACGACGGTCTTGTTGGTCGTGTCGTCCCACGCGAGGAAGTCCGGCCAGACCACCATCAGCTCGCGCTGGCTGAACTGCTTGCGATAGGCGACGGCTTCTTCCTTCGTCTTGGCGCCGTTGGCCGACACATACGCGAACGCGCGCAGTGATTGCGCGATAGATGCCAGCGCGGCGGCGACGGGTTGCGTGTCGAGGCCCGGCGTCGCGAGGATGCGCGGTTTCACGCCGAAGCGGGCCTGCGCGCCGAGCAGCGCCTTCATCCCGGTGTACTTGCCGTCGGCGGTGACGGCGCCGATCACGTTGGTCGCCGTTTCCGCGGCGTCCTTGCCTTCGGCGACGCGCACGACGATCGTGACGGGCTTGGTCTGCCGGCCGATCGCGTCGAGCGTGCGGCGCAGCGTGCCTTTGGTGCCGGCCTTGCCGAGTGCGGCAACGACGTTGGTCAGAAGAACCGGCGTGTCGAGCGGGAAGGCGGTGGCGTCGGCGTCGGACGCCGTGCAGACGATGCCGACGACTGCCGTCGACACGGTGCGGATCGGGCGCGAGCCCTCGTTGATTTCGATGACGCGTACGCCGTGGTGATAATCCTGCGGCATGGTGTGTGGCTCCTGTGTGTGCAGATGAAAGAGAACGGGAGGAATCCCGTGCGGATCAGGTCGCGGGGTCGGCGACCGGAGCTGCGGGGTCGGCGATCGGCGCTGCGGGTTCGGTAACCGGAGCTGCGGGTTCGACGATCGGCGCTGCGGGTTCGGTAACCGGGGCTGCGGGTTCGGCGACCGGCGCTGCAGGTTTGCTCGGCTCGGCCGGCGGCGGGGGCGGCGGCGGTACGTACGGCGCCGGTGTCGCCGGCCACGTCACCGCATCGGGGAACGAGTCGGCCTGGACGACCGAAACGAGCGCCATCTGGTAGGCCGACCAGGCTTTGAAGTAGTAGATGCCTTCGTCGTCGAGCAGGCCTGCCGCGTAGGCATCGGCCTTGCCGGCGTTGGCCTTGCGCGCGGCGTCCAGCCGGCGCTCGAACTCGGCCATCGCGGCGTCGCGTTTCTCGCGCTCGATCAGTGCAGCCGGGACGACCCATGCGCCGTTGATCCACGCATGGCGAGGCGACGGCTGCGCTTCGGTCGTCAGGCCGAGCTCGTCGGGCGTCTTGCCGGCGGTGGCGATTTCGACGGCTTCGCCCGTATTGGTGCGGTAGCAAATCCGGCCGCGGAAGTCCGGCAACAGCGTCCACGCGCCGTCGCGGTAGAACGGCCAGGTCGTCGGCGTGCGCGCCGGCGGCTCGTCGAACGTCGCCCATGACGGCACGAGCCAGCGTTCGGCGTTGCGCGGATCGGCGTCGGGCTGGCTGCTGCTCAGGTATTCGCCGGTCTGTGAGTTGTAGTGGTGAATCAACATAGGTTGAAGTCCGAGAGTTAGTAAGCGCGGATCATCGCGAGCAGCGCGATATTGCGCGGCCGTGCTTCGTTCCCGCCGTCCGCGTTGACGGTGATGGCGTGGCTGTGATTGCCGGCGCCGCCGATGCCGACGTTGTGGCCGTGATTGCCGGCGCCTTCCGTGTTGAATTCGTGGCTGTGGCCGCCGGCCGGACTCGTCATGCCCCACACGTTGTCGTTGTCGCTGCTGCCGGAGCCCGCGTTGTTGGAGGCGCCCCAGGTTCCCCATGGCGGGCGGTAGACGGCGAGGCTTTCGCCCCACGGCGATACGTGCTGGTGATCGCCCACGCCGGCGGTCCAGCCATGGTGGCCGTGCCAGCCCTGTGAATCGGTCCATGCGGAGTGCGTGTGGTCGCCGACTGCGGCCGCGCTCGCGCCGTGCGCGTGCGATCGGTTCTGGGCGGCTTGATACGTACCGATGGCGCGTTGCGGGTCGATGTCGTCGCGGCCGTCGGCCCAGCAGCGGATGAATTCGCCACGCAGTTCCGGCAGACGGAACGTCGTCGCGCCGTCACCGGTGGAGAAGCAGCCCCAGTGCTCGTTGCGCCATTCATCGTCCGAGACGAGCGTGCCGCTGGCCTCCGCGTAGGCCCACAGGGCCGGGTAGTCCGCGCGATTGACGAGGACGCCGTTGGCTTTCAGGAAACCGGCGCGCGGCAGCGTGCGCGGCTCGAATACGATCTGGCCGACCATCGCCGTCGCGAGGGTGGCCAGCACCCATTCGGTCGTGGCGAGCGAGGTCGAGCGGTCGCCTGCCGCTGGCGTCGGGGCCTTCACCGGTGTCTGGAAGGTCGTTCCGCCCGGCGTGAACGAAACCTGCGGAACCGCGTTGCACGTGACGCCAAACGACCCGTCGTTGATGTGGTACAGGCCGGTGTCCGGCGTGCCGTCGTTGATGAAGGTGAGCGATGGTGCCTGCGCGCTGCCTTCGGACAGGAACAACCGCTTGCCCGGATCGAACCAGATATCGCCCGCCATGTTGCCGCCCTTCGCGCGGTCGAGCGGTGTCAGGTTTCCGCTGTGCCAGACCGGATTGCCGTTGATGCGGAAGGTGTGGTCGTCCAGGATGTACTGGAACGAGTCTGCTTGACCCCACCAGCCGACCGAATGGGCGTTGGCGTAGAAGTGACCGTCGACCGGGCCCAGCCGGATGTGCCCTTCGTTCGTATTCCTGCCAATGGCGAGATCGCCACCGATGTTCGTCAAGGCTCCGCTGTCGCTGATGCGGACGATCCCGTCGGAGAGCGACCACGCGAACGGTCGGAAATCGTTCCACTGACCGTCCGGATTACCCTTGTTCGTCGACAGCAGGTACACGTTCGTGCCGTCGTTGCGCAGGAAGGCGCCGTAGTCGTTGGAGATCGCACGGAAATGGGCGCCGTTGACGTCCATCGCCCGTGAGGTCAACCCGCCATTGAAAGTCGCATTTCCCGCCGCCTGAATCGCATTGCGCCCGTCATCGCCGATATCACCGACGAGCAGGCGCTTCGCGACCGAGAACGCCTGCGTGCCGCGACTGACACGAAACGCGGGGAACTGCGTGACGCCGTCGTCCGCGAACGCGTTCACGCCGAAGTCGTTGCCGCCGTTACCCCCGGTTGCTGAGCCGTCACGCTTGAACATCGACCAGCGGATCTTGCCGCCGTCGGTAAAGAACAGCGTGGAGAAGTTGCCAGCCCCACCGTCGATCGACGCGGCCTTCGCATAGCTCGTGCCTTCGGCAGCGATATCGCCGCCGACGCGCAGGCGCGAATTCCCGTCGTCGTTCCTGACGTCGCCCACCAGCACGCGGCCGCCGTACATGATGCGCAGGGCGCGCGCCTGGTTCGCGTCGGTCTCGGCGTCGTTGACGGCACGGTTGAGCCACAGGTCGACGTACTCGCGCCCCCAGGCGCCGTTGTCGAAACCCGAGCGCATCGTCGCGACGATGCGCGATCCGCTATCGGTGTTGCCGCCGCTGAACGTGCCGTAGAGGCGCATGCGGCTTTCGCGGCCGTTCTTGCCCGTCGGTGGCCGGATCGAGACATGCGCGGTGTCCGGGCCCGCATCGAATTCGGTGACGACCGGGCCGGTGAACCTCGCGCCGGTCAACGCGGCATATCGCGTCGCGGCCGTCTTCGGCGTGACGGCGCGCGTATCGTCGCCACCCGCGTTCACTTCCGCCTGCGTCGCCAGCTCGACCACGCCCTGCCGCTCGGTGGTCGCCGGCGGATTGAGGAACGATGCGTCGCCGAACACGAGTTTCGTTGCGTCGATCGCCGTGAACTGCATGTCGGACGACAGCAGCAGCAACGCGGCCGGCGACTTCTCCATGATCGGCGTCGCCTGGCCATATGCGGCCAGCAGCACGCCGTTGTCGAGGTAGAGGCCGAACCCGTAGAGCGAGTACTGGTCCGCGGAGTCGTCCTTCAGCGTCGTGTGGATCTTGGCCGGCGCGACGTTGGCGCCGCCGAAGGACTTGATCCGCTTGAGCTCGTTCGGCAGCTTCGTGAGCCCCTTGTCGGCGACGAACGGCGCGTTCGCCAGGCCGATTTCCACGACCTGGTGGGCATTCGTGCCGCCGTTGCCGGCAGCGACGAGCGCGGCACGGCCGGCGTCGGTAATGATGATCTGGGTTGCCATGTGCGATCAGTAGTCGGTGAGGTTCAGGCGGCGATAGGCCGCCACGCGCGCGGCGGCGCCGACCGGTTGTCGGCACCGCATTTCGAAGCCCTGCGTGAACGTGTAGTGCGCCCGGACCGGCTTGGTCCGGTCGATTTCCGCGAGGATGTCGGCGACGTATGCGGCGGTCGGCGGCTCGCCTTCCTGCGCGCTGACCGTCATCACGAGGTCGAACGTGCCGGGCTGGCCCGGCGGTTGCTGCTCGAACCATTCACGCAGGACGATGTTTCCGCCGAAGGCCGCGACGACTTCGCGCACCGAAGCCGCGGTGCCCTTGCGACGGGCGATCGGAATCGCCTGGCCGACGCGGGCACGCTTCACGTACTCGGGCCAGTAGTCCTTCCACGCATCGACGCCGAGGTGCCAGGCGAGCCACGGCAGCAGGTCGGACCGGATCGCGTCCGGGCTCATCAGCGTCGCGAGCGGCGCCGGCACGTCGTCGATACGGGCGTTCGTCGCGGCGAGACGGCGCTCGAGCCGCGTCGCGTTCGGCGGCAGGATGTCAATCATTGCTGTACACCCCGCCGTCGATCAGTTCGATCCCGGTGCAGTAGGGCGCCTGCTGCTTGCTCGCAGGCAGGCCGGCGAGCGGGCTTTCGAGGATCACCTTCTGCACGCCGGCCGCGCGGGCGGCCGCGTAGATCCCGTCGAGCGTGACTTCCATCCCGAGGCGGTGCATCGATTCGGTGTATTGCTTCATCGCGCGGTTGGCTTGCGCGAGCGCCACCGCGCGGTCCGGACCGGCGAAGAACACCAGCCGCGCGCGGACCTGGTAGCGCAGGATGTCGGCGCCGCGTACCGTGACCTTGTCGGTGAGCGGCCGCACGTCGTCGGCTTGCAGCGCCGCCGCCACGGCGTCGATCAACGCCGGAGCCGCCGTGCCGTCGCCATCGCGTGCCAGCACCGTGACGAGGACTTCGCACGGGGCCGGGCTGATCGCCGATGCGTCGAGCACGCGGCCGTCCGCATTGCGCGCGTGCGAGACATACGCGCCTTCGGGGCCGGCAACGGAGAAACTCTGCGGTGCGAGCTGCGTGCGGGCGCGCAGGTCGGTGTCGCTTTCCATCACCGCTGCGAGGTCGTGTTCCGGATCGGCGGGCGAGATCGTCAGGCGCCGGATCCCGAACAGCGCCGCGAGGTGATCGAGATCGGTGCCGACCGCATACGCGAGCATCACCGCACGCGCGGCGTCGTTCACGCGCTGCCGCAGCACGATCTCGCGATACGCGCTTTCCTGCAGGAGCTTGACGAGCGGCTCCGACTCGAGCGCGAGCGTCGCGGCAATTTCGGCCTGTTCGGCAGCCGGGTAGAGCGACACGAGCCGCGCCTTGCGTGCGGCGAGCAGCGTCTCGTAGTCGATCGTGTCGACGACGTCGGGCGACGGCAGCTGGGAGAGGTCGATCGGCGTCACGCTCATGCCGCGCTCCCGTTCGCAACCGGCACGCGAGTCGACACGGCGGTGCCGCTTTCGCTGGTCCAGCCTTCGATGTCGAGATAGAGCGAGCCGGCGGCCGCGTTCGCGTCGTCGGCGGCGAGCACGACGCGGGTCAGTGTCAGGCGCGGCTCCCAGCGCATGAGCGCCGTGGCGACGGCGGCATACAGCCGCGTGCGCACGGTGCCGTTGCCCGGTGCGTCGATCAGGTCGGGCAGCTCGGAGCCGAACGTGCGGCGCTTCACGCACGACGCGAGCGGCGTCGTCACGATCTTGCCGATCGACTGGTAGAAATGGTTCAGGCCCGAGATCGAGCGGCCGGTGTTCGCGTTCATGCCTTTCATTGCGGTGCGCTCACGAGTTGTCCATCGCCTTGTTCGCGATGCGTGTGATGCGGGAGGCTGATGCCCTGGGATTTCACTTCGCGGGTAAAGGTGGCCGCGCCGTCGATCTGCATCGTGGCGCCGCCGCCGGCGCCGCCCGTGCCGGTCATGCCCGCTTCGAACGCGACCGGGCCCTTGACCGTCATCGCGCCGGTGCAGGTCGTCTGCTGGGCGTCGAACGTGATGCGCTCGGCCTGCACGGTTGCATCCCTGGTCTGTACGACGACCGATCCCGGCGCGACGACGCGCAGGGTCGCGCCGGCCGGCAGCTCGGCCGTGAGCGCATGCGCGGCGTGGTCGTACGTGATGCTTGCCCCGTCGGGATAGACGCGCGCATGGGTATCCGGGCTCGAGGCCGGCGCCGGTGCGGCGTTCGAATAGACGCCGCGCAGCGCCACGCCCTGCGCCGGATCGCCCATCGGGCAGAGCAGCACGACCTGTTCGCCGGGCGTCGGCGGCAGCCAGTCGCGGGTCCCGCCGGCGGTGCCGGCGACCCACGGAATCCAGTTGGTCTGCAGTCCGCTGCCGTCGGAATCGGCGTCGCCGACCGAGACGCGGCACAACGCTGCCGCATGGTCGACCGCGAGGATCGTTCCCTTGCGCACCGCGTTGCGTGCCTGCCG